CTCGACATTACCGTGTGTCACTCAACCTCGGGTGCTTTCCAGCAGTGTTCTTGGGTCAACGGTATTGCCACCACCAAGGGTGGTTCGCATGTTGACAAGGTGGTCAAGGCACTGGTAGATGAGATATCAAAGGATAAGAGATGTGCAACCCTCAAACCTGCTCAAATTAAGGCGAGTTTTTTCATATTTGTCCGAGCAGTTATAATCAACCCCACATTTAGCAGTCAGACCAAGGCTGAGTGCACTTCAAAAAATACCGAAACCATTAATTTTAAACCAAAATTCATCAAGGATGTCTTGGCTACAGGGGTCCTGGACGATCTCTTGTCCAAGGGACTCACTCAGATTGACAAAGAGCTCAAAAAGACAGATGGGTCCAAAAAGTCGCGTATTACGGGAGTTCCGAAACTCGATGACGCCAACTGGGCGGGAACTCATCGCAGTACCGAGTGTACGCTTATTATTACCGAGGGTGACTCGGCGAAAGCTCTTGCTATTGCCGGTCTGAGCGTTGTAGGACGCAACGCATTCGGCGTGTTTCCACTCCGGGGAAAGCCTCGAAATGTTCGGGATGCTACGGTAAAACAGGTGACTGAAAATGAAGAATTTTCCAATTTGAAGAAAATCCTCGGGCTTCAACATGGCAAGGTCTATAATTCTCTGAGAGAATTGCGCTACGGGCGTCTGATGATTATGACGGATGCTGACCTGGATGGGTCTCACATCAAGGGTCTGGTCCTCAACATGTTCCACGTGTACTGGCCTAAACTCATAGAGATGGGATTTGTGGTTTCTATGGTGACCCCAGTCATCAAAGCGGGGAAAACCTGGTACTTTACGGAAGAGGCTTTCAGGACTGCGCAGCAGTCCGCCGCCGCAGGCGCTGCGGTTTCCTTCGGAAACGTCAAGTACTACAAGGGTCTGGGAACCTCCACGAGCGCAGAAGCCAAGGAGTATTTCAAGCAAATTGACCGCCTGACGGTCGCCTTCAGTTCAGATGAGCACGTGGACGAGTCTATGCGACTTGCGTTTGCCAAGGCTCTTGCAGATGACCGCAAGGAGTGGCTGACGAAGCACATGGCGTCTCCTCCCAAGGAGATTCCATATGGTACAGTCAAGACTCTCTCTGTCAGTGATTTCGTCCACAGAGATTTGTCCAACTTTAGCGCAGAAGACATTAAGCGATCTATCCCACACGTTTCAGACGGTCTCAAACCTTCCCAGCGCAAGGTGATTTACGCCTGCCTCAAGAAGAACCTGACACATGACATGAAGGTGGCGCAGCTGGCAGGCTACGTGGCTGAACAGACGGCGTATCACCACGGCGAAGCAAGTCTCCAGGGAACAATCGTGAACCTTGCCCAGAACTTTGTGGGTGCAAATAATCTGAACCTCCTCGAACCATCTGGGCAGTTTGGAACCCGTTTGGCAGGTGGGAAGGATGCGGCGAGTTCCAGGTACATCTTCACACGACTTGCTCCTCATACGAAAACCATCTTCGACCCTTTAGACAATTCTGTTCTAAAATATGTTGTGGATGATGGTCAGCATGTTGAACCCGAGTTTTACTCACCAGTCATNCCTATGATTCTCATAAATGGCGCCGAAGGTATNGGGACGGGCTTCAGCTGCTATGTTCCGCCGTTTGATGCAGAGGCTGTGAAGCACAATATTCTGTGTGGTCTTGAACAGGTTCCAATGGTTGCAATGAAGCCTCATTTCAAGGGATTTAAGGGCAAAATTACAAAGACAAAGGATCACACATGGGTCATGGAGGGTCTCGTGGAAAAGGAGGGGAGCCAGTTNCACGTGAAGGAGCTTCCACCTGGTCGGTGGATCCAGGACTTCAAGGAGCACCTGGACGACCTGGTGGACAAGGGTACTATCCAGAAATATGAGAATCACTCGAGTGAAACGACACCTGACTTTCGCATATGGGGTGGAGAGGGTTTGGAAAACCCTATCAGGGATCTCGGTCTAACCAAGACTATTCACACGAGTAACATGTACCTCATCGGTCCTAATGGAGCTGTCAAAAAGTACGCCAGCCCAGAGGAGATTCTCGTGGACTATATGGAGATCCGTGTTGGNACATACAAGAGACGCAAGGCGCACCTCCTCAAGCAGCTGGATTCTGAGATTCAGTGGTTGAGTGAAAAGGCAAGATTCATAGGATTCGTTATCAACAAACGAGTTCAGGTGCTGAACGTACCTTTGGAAGAGATTAGGGGACAACTTCGAGCTGAAAACTTCAAAGAGGAAATCTGGTCAAAGCTCCTTGATATCAAGACTTACCAGTATACGCGAGAGGAGGTTCTCAAGCTCAAGGACTTGTGTACTGTGAAAAACACGGAACGCGAGCAACTCAAGGCGACATCTGTGGTCCAAATGTGGAAGAATAATCTGAGTGAGTTGTAGAGAGAATGTCAGGGATACAACGAGAATCTCAAAAAGCATTCGAAAATTTTATTCAATTGGAGCGAAGAGTCCAGACAAAAGCTTTGGACTTTTTTCAAGATTTATTTATTAAGAAAGGCGTCTCGAAGCAGCCTACGGACCTGCTGCAGCCTGCATCTCCNGAAATAATTGCTCAGGCTACACAGGCTGCTATTGAAGCAACTATTCCGTTAGTAGAAGAAACTCCAGTTATTNTTTCACCAGTTGATGTGAATGGGTTTTATAAAGTAACTGGTCCTCAAGAGGTGACATTTTATGCTACTACGAACGCATTTACATCGATACAGGTGAGTGTTGGATGGACTGCCATCGGCATAACTGGAATCATAGGTCAAATCCAAGTCACTGGGACCAGCAACGCAAACGGAGCTCTTGATAACTACGGGTCGTACCTTTGGTCATTTACTCTTCAGACAGACACGGACCAGACAATTGAAGGAGTGCAATATGCAACGGGAGCTATTCTTTATGCACCGGGAAAGGTTCAATTTGTTTCCAAAAAGGTGAGCGCCCCCTTGTATGGTTACTATACAGTAAATCAAGGTGTTGTTAATTTTATTTTTTCTGTACCACCCCCACAGGGAACAGGGAAAGGATGGATTGTGGAGAATCTTCCAGGGATAACGATGCCTCTGAGAGTCGTTTCTTATAGTCAGGGAATATCTACATATGAAGTCACTGCGATTGCAAGTGATTATATAGTAACACAAAACTTGGCAATTTTAGAGACTATAGATGGTAGCCCCCCACCTAAGATTGATGTCCCAGTTTACGTCAAGGGTTATCCTGCGATTATCCATGAAGCATATTACACAAACACCATTGTCCCTGGTAATTTCACAACGAGATCATACGACCCCAAGGGGATAGTAATTTTGAATCAAAATATAAAAACAGGAAACTCAGCGCCTCTCAGAGAATTAAACACGGGCACGGCATGGAACCCTCCACCTGTTCAGCTGTATATCGATAAGAAGGACCGCGGGTTTTCACAGGGGTCGGTACTTGCTTTATCCGCAATAGGTCCTCAGGACACGTACCTGTTGAGCAACGATTATGCAAATTCTCAATTTTCATCACTTTTCAAACAATACACAAACTTTGTTATGTTCCAGAGAGTTACTCCGTTTCCACCACCTAATCCCTCGTATCAGGGAAACACTCTTCAAATCGAGTTGCGCCCGACAGAGTTGGGTCACTTGCTTTCGAACATGTATCTTCGCGTGAAGATGCCCGCCATGAAGGGGTTCGTCTACTCCGAACATATTGGTAGAGCTCTCATTAAACAGATTGATCTCCTAGTGAATGAAACAGTCATCGAGACTCTTTACGATGATTGGTACATTATTCGCGACCAGCTTTTTTTAGATGTTGATGAACAAAATGGGGTTTTTGCAGCAATTGATGCACAGTCTAATATTTCATCGCCGATTATCGGAACAGGTGGTGTCCTGAATTCAAACATTTTATCAAATACGGTTCACACCTTTACGACGAATGGCACGTTCACAATCAACACAGCTTCACAGGTCAATCTCCTCGTCGTAGGTGGTGGCGGTGCCGGTTCGAACGGTCTTTATGAGACTACAAACTCTTCGAATATTTACTATAGTCCTGCAACTTCCACGAGTCTCACGGTTCCTCTTTCGTCCATGTTAGGCGCAGCTGTTGGTTCAAACACAGCAATCACTTCAATCCTGTGGTCTGCAGATCCAGCCTTTTCAAATATAGCTTCAGTTTCTGCGTCGGGTGTGATTCTGAATCTCGGTACAGCACCCACGTTTGCTTCATTTTTAACAGGGACTTCCACGATCACAGTTGGAAGTAACGTGTTTACTGGTACTACGGTAACTCTATCAGGTATTAACCCTACCACAACCGGTGTTATACCAGTTTCACCAGCCGCTTCAGCTGCGCTCGTAGGTTTATCAGCCACCTTTGTTTCACAAAGTGTACAATTTAGCGGGACGGTTTCGGCTGCCAACTCGTCTACGATTACAATCAACGCCATAACAGGAATTCAATGGATTATTCTACCTTCTGGTGTAAACTTGACTATTTTCAATGCAACGGGAGGCGGTGGAGGAGGGGTCGTAAATCAGTCTGTGTTTTTACTTCCTGGCACGTACAATGTGAATGTGGGAACTGGGGGAAGTCAGGCAAGTCCAAATGGTTCTTCCTCAAGTTTTAACGGGTACATAGCTACAGGCGGGTACGGAGGTGCGTTTGGCGGGGCGAGCGGGACAGCGTACACATCAAACTCACAGTTTATGTTTGTGAGCGGGGCGTCTCTGAACACAGCCTTTGCATCCGGTGGTGGTGCGGGTGGGAGTGCAAATGTGACTACAGGTACGGGAACTTCTGCATTCACGAACGCGGGCACGCTTGGTAGCGGAGGTGTGGGAACTCTATTTAGTAACGCGGTTTATCCATACACTGCATCTTACTTTGGAGGTGGTGGTGGGGGTGCATCGAACACTGCAATTACAGGAACTCTCGTAACTCCCGGAGGTTCGGGAAGCGGTGGCGCAGGTTCGAGTAACGTGACTGGCTTTTCTGCACAGAACACGGCGGCAGTCAGTGGAACCATATATATGGGTGGTGGGGGTGGGGGTGCGTTCGGGACAACTCCCGGGGATGGTGGTTCGGGTGTCGTTGTCTTGTCATACTCGGCATATGCAAACGTCGTTCCAACCTCGGATATTATTACTCCACTAGAATTCTTCTTTTGCCGCCGNCACTCTGCNAATAACAAGGCTCGCGAGAGACTTCGGCGTCCGTACTTTCCCCTGGTCGCCATGTGGAANCAGCGCTTATATGTGCGCTTTACCTTTCAGCAAAATACTTGGTGGTGTAATGCACCCACGGGGAGCAAAATGGATATTTATTCACCAGACACGACAAATTTGCCGACTCTCATCACAGAAGAGATTCTCCTCAATGACGACGAGCGACTGTACTACATGAACACGCCTTTAAAGTACCTCGTACCCAAAGTTCAAAAAGAGTCAACCCTGGCCTTCTCGGGCAACAATCCTCTACTCGAGTTGACTGCAAATTTCCCTGTTCAAACATTGGCATGGTTTTTTAGAAATAAGAATTATGAGAATGTGAGTGACGGGCGTTATTCAGACTCGCGGTACAGTTATGGATACACAACACAGTACATTGCTACTGGTATTCAGCTTCAATTCCCCTCGGGCAACTCCAATTTTGTTGATGTGATTAGTACAGCAAAAATCACGTTGAATAACGTTGATATTCTCAGTACTTTCCAGGGGTCTCTTTATTACTCGTTCAAACAACCACTTGAACACGGGTTGTCTATACCATCTAAAAACATCTATACATACTCGTTTGGGCTTACTCCAAAAGAGTACAATCAGGGGGGGTATCTTAATTTTTCAAAGTTAAATTCACAAACAACTAATCTTTCACTCACATTCAAACCTGAATATACAGCGCAAATTACACAGGGATACAATTTGTATCTGTTTTATTATGGGTACAATCTTCTGCAATTTCAGGGTGGTTTCGCAACAACTCCTTTTCAGTAAGGATATAAGTGATGATACCATTCGAAATTGTCCATCTAATAAAATTGAGCTGCGCAACAGTGGTTGTCAAACCCTTGAANTCTATACGCTCGGTTCGACAGAAGGGATCGAAGAGCTTCTTCGAGTACCCATCCAAACTGGACTTGTAGGCGACGTGAACGGTGAACATTTTTCCATTTGGTGCAGTGTAGGTCACCTGTTTAGCCTTGCAATAATTGGTGACAAACCACTCGAGTTTGCGAAGAGAAATACCTTTCCNATGTTCCAAAATATCACACAACTGTTCTTGATTTTTTGGCTCGTCAAAAAAACGTTCGAGACTCGTCAGCAAAAGTGTAGACTTGTTCATTAAATTACTCAAGTTTCTCAACCTTAAGTGACTAAGATTCCCACGGAGCTTTCACACGTTCAATTTGCTTGATGACGGGTAGAGGAACCTGACTCTGGTGAAAACCACAGTATCCATTCTCCTTTGGCTGCTTCATACAGCGCTTCTTACTTTTGAGAATACCCTTGCAGAATGTACACTCCACCTTGGCAGAGTCTTTCATGAGTTGCTCAACCGGAATATCATACGTCTTGGACACGAGTTCAAGTGCACCGACGAGCCTGATGTTGACTCGTCGACAGACCTCCTCCTCGATCATGTCGAGAATCTGTTGTTCCATCTTACTATCTATACTGTTGAAACTTTTAAGACCAGTCGCACGGCGACTGTGATTCCTTTTTACGGAACAGTTCCTGCGGAACTGACTTTTAACCCGAAACGACTCAAGAATTCCCTGCGCGCGCCCATCTCAGTTTCACTTGTCGTTTTGACCATGAACTTCTTGTCAAATATTTGATTTGCATGCACCAACGGTTCCAAAAGATCCTGAACTGGTTTTTTGAATTGATTGCTAAAATAATAGTCATAATCAATCGGTATTTCCCTTTCAATGACCCAAGTTGGATCCTCAGCCTTTTCGTACATCTTTCCAGGTCCCTTGATAATCACAAAGGGGACCCTGTCACCCTGCTGCGGCTCTGACCCTGGTGCGCGCGCCTTGATTTTGTCCCGGACCTCAACGTGAGCCATTTTTACCTTGTAATTTGCCGCGAGTTGCTTACTCATCAAAAGCTTCTGCATAGGCACCTTTCCATTCATGAGATTCCGGGCAGCTTCGCGCGCCTCCTCGATGACGGGGCGTGGATCACTCGACTCGAGAACCATTCCCAAGAGTTTCTTGAGTGTTTCGCGAACGAAAGGACAACTGTCGCGCCTGACCACCTGGAGACCCTTGACGTCAATCTTTTTGAAGGCGATGTCACCCGCCTTGTTTTTCTCGTACATCTTTGCTGCATACCGCTTTTTAGAATACAAAAAGTACGGGCAATAAACCTTTTCGAGTTCGAGATCGTTCGGAGCCTTGAACAGTTTCGTACACTGTTCGGCAGCTTGCTCACCAAGCTCCCACGAGTAATCGATCGCCTCTTGACCCTTGCGTCCCTGAACATCAAACTCGACCATCACNGAGTCAGTGTCCCCGTACCTCACCTTGGCACCCTGGAAGTTCTCTTCGACGTAATTCTTGGTCGTCTCAATCATTTGTCGTCCGCGCATAGTAACCGTAGATGCGATAGCGACGCACGGAAGCATACCCTTAGAAGCCCCGGTAAACCCATAGATTGAGTTCATGCTAATTTTGTANGCGAGTTGCTGACCGTTATANACCGCCTCCATNGGTGTTCCTTCTGCCGCCGCCATCAGTTTCTTCGCCTTTTTGCGGAACGTCTTGAGATCCATCAAGATGACAGGAAGGAGTGAAGGCGCTGGTGCCTGCGCAAACCTGTGAGGTCCAAACTGCTCGTACGTGACCCCTGGAAGGTTGTCGTACTTTGGATCCATGACGAGCGTCGAATAGCACAGATTCTCAGCACACATGATGCTTGGGTACAGGGACGCGAAATCAAGTGCTGTGATAGGTCCGTAGTAAGCGCCCGTCTGCGCCTCGAGGACAGTCGCGCCTTCGTACCCANCAGTTGCCGGACCTCCCGCTCCATACTTGAATGTCGGAATAACAAAGTTAAGTTCCCGAGCTTTCTTTGCCATCTGAGAAAACACCTTGATTTGCTGTCCGCGCTCGCTCAGGAATGCCAAGGGAACCCAACACGCCTTTGCCATCTCAACCTGGTTCTGAATCTGACAAAGCTTCTCCATGAGTGCGTGCGGCAACTCGGTATCCTTGATACAGTAATCAGCCACCTCACCGAGTTTTTCAGGATTGCCTTCTGCAAAACGCGCAAACATCTCTTTGGGTGGCATGTCCAGTTTTTGGTCTTTCAAAAAGTGTTTGGAGACATTATTCAAAGAATAACTCTCGAGCTTGTGCTCACGTTTCACATCTTGGAACAGGTCAAAAACGTACCGACCTTTCATAGGAACCATCTTGAGCATGTTGTTCCCTAACGCGCTTGAACTCAGATTCTTCTCCACAAGATCCACAACCTCACCACGAACCCGACCCCACACTGGTGCCAGACCGCAGTGAATCGTCGCTCGAACCAAAAGATACTCCAAATCAAATCCAAAGATGTTCCATCCTGTAATAATGTCCGGATCAACACTAATAAGATGTTTTTGAAAAGCCTGAAGAAGCTCGCGCTCAGTTGCAAACCAGTCGAAACCCGCCGTCTCTTTCAGACACAGACACTTGCGGTCGAGATATCCCTCTTTTCCAAACTCCTTGGTTGTCATGGCAATCTGAAAGACAACATCTTTGGGATTCTTAGGATCTGGAAAAGCGCCAGTGCTTGAATAACACTCGATATCAAACGACATGATGCGCAAAGGCGCCAAGTCGTCCCTTTGAATTGGCTTGATGTGACGCCAGTCTGGCGCCCAGAGATTCACTTCACACGTCGATTCCACATCCGGCTCGCAAATTCCAGGGTCTATCCACCCTGTCGAGGAACACCCCGACACGTGCATAAACCTCAGGACCGGGTCTATGTTCGATTCGTACACGCGCGCCCCCACAAGTTCTGGAAA